CCCGAAAGGGGCCTCTAGTTAGTGGTAAGGAGCTATAAGGCTACCTTACGACTTTGCGAAGTTTGGCTGGTTTCGTGCCAAAGTCCGCATCGCGAGACAATGGTGTTGACACGCCTAATAATTCCATTAGACTGTCCTCATAGGATGGACCATTAGCTAAAAAGTTAACATAATGGTACATGTCAACATTGGCATCCCAACCGGGCTGCGGTATTCCCGCACTCAGTATAGTATGTGCCTCGCGAAGTGTGATCGAAGGATCACTAATGACAGTACCGGGTACAAGAGGAGCACAGCGTTTGCCGTACTCCGGGTAATCTGACCACATGTCAGAGCATTCTGTACCAGGTAGTGACGATGTCATCGCCGGATGTAGATCACGAATGATATCAGATAATATTATATCAATATCATGGTATCTATACATCCTCTGCTGGAGACTAGCCAATGCTATAATCCCCTCAGGCGATGAATCGATCGGGCGGCGTGGCCAGTATGTAGATGATATATCTACACCATCATAATACTCACCGCCACAGGCTTCTCTGTATGGGCCGGTCAACCAAGTTTTCCTTGAGTTAACCGTAAAACCCAGCATACCGAGAAACTCGACTACTATCGGAGCAAGGTTAGTAGAGACAACTATATCGTCACCAAAGACGCGTATAAAAGTCTCCTGCTTCCCATCATACAACGTGAGATAATCTCTCGCTGCAAGACAAACTGAGAGGAATAACGTACTCTCAAGGTCGAAGCAAATCGGGTCCCCGCTAGTAGCAAACATACCTTTCCTTAGTGTTTGATTGCCAATCGACATCCAGTTATAATTATATACTGTGTGGAACTTCCATATAAAATCAGGAAGCACTTGCGCAGCCAAGAACTCTGAATATGAGTCTGACGCGCTCGACAGGTCAATCGTCGCATACTGCCCCGTCATTGAGCCGATTTGTGCAAATGACTGGGATGTTCGCTGATCGTCCCACTGGTACATCAAGGTACCGTTTGGATTCACTGGCATGGTACGCGTAAGGCTATACCGAATAGCTTTTCGCATGCGATGCTTTTCAGCAAGAAAGAAAGGTAACTCAGGGGCAATAAGTCTTTTAGTTTTGTATGACTTATCAACCCCCTTGACAACGATACACTCATTGTCAATATTGCGGTTCCGCCCGTCTGTCGAAACGAGCGGGTACATGGGGTCCGCCCACCATTTCTGGTACTGGGCATAGGACGTTAACTTATCGTGTAATGTCCGACCATCCATGGAAGAACCGGCAGAGAACTGAGGTAAAGATTTTTTATATCCAGCCTCAGTATACCGTAGCAATCGACGCGTATGCACTTGCACGCTCGACAGCAACCACAAAGGATACCCTTGTGATCCGGTGATACGGCAGCAGCGGTTAACACTTTTAAATTTATCAACCGCGTTCTTCTCTGCAACATCATTACCTACAGGAGAGAATCTGACAAGGAATCGTAGATATTGTAATATATCTGCTATTCCATAATCAGTAATTGCAGGAATGAAGTTAGTGTTTGGCAGCTGGTCACCGCGGATAATAGCATCAGCGTATTCATCTGCGAGAGCAATAGAGCCTAATAACCCTTCTGATCTAATAACGCTCTGCAATACAGTGCGTAATCGGGGGGAATATGACGCTGCTAATGCTGACCAACATGCAATGGCAATACGATACTGCAAGAGATTACTTTTGTAATACTTGTCAGTATTCTTAGAACATGAACTATCAATAGATAGTGCAATGTGCGCAAGGTCGAAACTATTTTTATAGTCTGACTGCATCCACAGGTCTTTGCCTATTTTGGAATTTTCCATAATAACTCTCTCCTTTCAATCATTCAAGTGCGAATGGCTTCACTGACCCACGTGACAACCTGTCGAGGGTTGGCTGGCTAGATGCAATTGCATGGCTAGCATTGAAGTCGATGAAAGCACCAGACAAACGCATAATCGCTGAAAGCAAATCAGCTCCAGTGACAAGCGCAGGGTTACCGTTTGTGGTACGAAGTACAAGATAAACGGCAACAGGGTCATCATTGACCTTACCTGACACACTATCAGTAGTCCTACAGATGTATTCATCTTTTATAACGAACTGATAGCCGCGTTTGGTTGTTGGATCATTAATAAGATACTTATTTAATGATGTGGACACTTCGTTCAGATCATTATATCGGTATGTAATAAACTCTTTGAGAGTTTTATCACTACCGGTTGTGATATTCTGAACAACACAAGTGTCATCTGAACTTTTCAAAACAGAAAAGTTCGTGTCAATTCTGAGTTCTGGAACTGACATACCGGTCATGGCCTGTGGCGTTACACTAGACCAAGGTGTTACAGTTGTTTTTGCCATGGTAATGGCCTCCTTTCTTAATCGCGATAAAGCGACACACTATCGGCTAATCTCATTAGCCATGTGTTTGTGCTAGTTGCCCTATGTAAATACATGGGCGGCACCAGCGGTTTGAAACCTGGAATGCGCATGTAGACGAAACCGCTATCGGTATTCCGTCTAATAGTACACCATATATTATATGGGTTTAGATCACATGCGGCATGCCAATTTTCGGCGAACTCAAGCATGTCACCGATATTGGTGAACCAATCAACGATGAAGGAATAAGGAATCAGATCCCAAGCATTTGATAAGCTCAGTTCGAATCCTAATCGCCTAATTGATTCATAGAGGTCCTTAGGTATCATTTCGCTTAATCGTAACCGGAATGATACAGTTAAGACCGTCGATTCGTCAATATTTATTGACGATTCGCATTTGATTGAACTGTTAACCAGTTCAGACAGCTCATTGCAGCGGCGAATGAATGTTGATAATTCATTTGCGTCAAGTTGATTGGTCTTATAGGAATACCTATAGGCCAACCACATATTAGATGGCTTAAGGGACTTAAGTCGATCCAATATAGCTCCAGGCTGCCTAGCAATCTTTATGAAGGATGAAATGTAATCACATGCCTCCATAATGTTGCCAATTAGGTTGACATCGGCTTGTGGAACCGAATTCGCAGCATTCAAGTAAGCACTTGAATATGCGTTAACCAACCATTGTGGGTACATTCCAGCCTCAACGTAAGTCAAATATGACTCACGGAGAGTATAGTAGTCAGGGTGTGCAACTTCATAGTGTGCACCTGTTCCAGCTGTATCCCACTCGAATTTGTGCCGAAGTGTCCAGGCTAATGCCGTAGGCGACCATGTGTAAAACTCGAATACGACGTGAAACCGTCTCTTCGGGTTTGTACCATTGGTAACAACATATCGCCTCAACTCAGACAATGCTGAGCGGACACCGTTCTCGGTCACTATCCAGTTCCCATCATACACAGAACCCTTTTGGGTCCAGTATGCTTCAACTTTATAAACATCACCCCACCTATCAGTATAAGTGTGGGTGTCCATAGGTTGGACGGGAACACCAGAACCATTATACCATATAAGGGATCCCTTCATATGGTAGTATGGCCCCGATCCACAATGTGGAAAGGGTTCACGTATAACCTCATCAGGAATATCTGGTATTTC